TAACGATCCCCGTATTCGCTGAACTCTTAGCATAGGCGTTAAAACCCCGATTTTTTTGTGTCTTAAAAATTTTTTATTTTAATAGAAAGGTTTAAATATATGTACACACACATAATAACATGAGTAATCAAAACGACAGACAAAAAAGAATCACTAAAATTTTTAATAGTGTTATAGAGTGTGGAGAAAGTGGATGTGATAAAGAGAAGATAGTCGCTTTGATGGGAATTGAAATGGGAATAGCAAGAAGAACCACATTGGAATATATTAAAATGTTAATATACGCGGAGAGAATTATTTTAAAAGAGGGGATGCTATATGCAAATAGTGATCCCGTTTAAAACTCCATCGATTAACAAGATATACTTTAATTGGAATAATCGAAGAATTTTGTCGGCAGAGGCGAAGGAGATGATTGAAGAAATAAAAGAGATTATTGATGAGTTGAAATTAGAGAAATTACCGGAAAAACCTCTAATTGTAGATGTAGACGTTTATGAGGACTGGTTTTGTAAGGATGGGAGCATAAAACGTAAGGATGTTCTAAATAGGGAGAAGTTTTTAATTGATTCAGTTTTCAAGGCACTGGGAGTTGATGATAAACTAATTTGGGAATCTCGCTTTAGAAAGGTGCAGTCAGAGGGGGAAAAAGCTATTCTGACTATAAAAGTTTTAGATGAATGATGATTTAGATCCCTGGCAACAAGAGGTTATGAAAACTCCTGGAAATTTAGTTCTGCGTTCAGGGAGACAGGTTGGCAAATCCTTCGTAATTGGGCGAAAAGCGGCACAGTATGCACTAGAAAACCCAAAAAAGCTAATTATGGTCATATCAAAGACAGAACGTCAAGCAGGATTACTATTTGCGAAGATTCTTGAGAATATTCATAAAATCAAGAAATATGATATTAAGAAGGGCAAAGATCGACCAACTAAACATATTATCAATTTAAAGAACGGATCAGTGATCCATTGTCTCCCAGCAGGAGATACGGGTTTCGGACTGATGGGGTTCACTATTGATCTGCTAATCGCAGATGAGGCAGCCTTTATCCCGGAAGAAGTTTGGAATAGTTTGATCCCCGCATTAGCCATCACAAGAGGAAATATTTGGTTATTGTCTACTCCATTTATAAAAAAAGGATATTATTATAATTGTTTCCAAGATCCATCATTTACAGCATTTCATACAAGTTCAGAAGATTGTCCAAGACGTGATGATGAGTTTTTGGCGAGACAAAAAGAGAAGCTGACAAAGGCACAATACACTCAAATGTATTTAGGGCAATTTGTAGACGAAATACAACAATTCTTTTCAGATGAATTGATTAGAGAAATTTGTACGGGAAAGCGTAGGGAGAGAATAAAACCTGGAAAATATTATTTAGGTTGTGATGTTGCGCGTATGGATAGGGATGAGTTCACTTATGAGATTGGAGAGAAGATAAAAGATAAGATGATACACGTAGAGAGCATAGTTACTAAAAACGTGCCGCTGCCAGTTTCGACACGAAGAATAATCGCACTAAACGAAGAGTATAATTTCAAAAAAGAGTTCATAGATTCTGGTGGGATGGGGATTGCTGTTTGTGATATGTTAAGAGAAGATGTTGTAAATAAGAGAAAAGTCGTAGAAATAAATAATGCGTCGAGGGCGTACACTATTGATGATAAAATGAAGAAGATTTTGAAATTGGATCTATACAATAACTTAAAACGTCTTATGGAGAATTATAAAGTTATATTACTCGACGACGATGAGGTAAAGGCAAGTCTTAAAGAGATCAGAGCAGAGCATGATAAAGATACTGGGAGGTTAAAAATATGGGGAGAGAACTCTCACATTGTCGAGGGGTTGATCAGAATGGTTTGGGGCATGAAAGACAAAAGTTTAAATATTTACATTTACTAGAATAAACATGGCATTCACAATAGTAACAGTTGCAGAGATGAAATTCATGGCAGGAGAGAACGTAGACGCAACTGGAGACGTTACAGCAAATCACCAGTTCCTACATGATTACGCAAACGCTTATATTTCAAATTTATTGAAGTTTGATCTATTAACTGAATGGACAAACTTAACAGCGAACTATAAAATCCTATTTTCAGAATACGCAGCAAGATTCGCGGGAATAGAACTAATAAGATACAATCCAGCGGGGTACACCGACGGAATAGAAGCGGAGAACATGATTAAGATTCATTGGCAAAGGTTGTTAGACATTCAAGCAATATTAGAAGATTCATCAGTACAAGACTTCCAGGGGACTAACACATAATGGTAATGGAAGTACCTACAAAGCCCTGGAAAGTTCCGGATCTAAGACAAAGAGACGTAAGAGAGACTAAGATCACAGCGAACAAAACGACTTATTATTCTATCGATGGAGGAGCATTCCACCAAACAGCAACTCAAGACGTAACAAGAACCGACGATTGCGTTGTAAATGAAAACGGAGTTTTGTTATTTCATCACGTCCCACTTCCACATGAAGCAGTAATAACGGGAGCAATCGTATACTCAAGTGAGGCTGACGAATCATGGTCATTATACCGGATAACTATTGCGGATGGGACGGCAGCACTCGTAGGGACAGCAGACATGAATGTTGAAGATATAACACTTTCAAACACGATAGTAGATAACACAGTTTACGCTTATTATTTGGTAACATCTACTTTAGATACGACAGATATTGTTTGGGGGGCAAGAGTTAAATACGTATCACCTAGTTAAAAGAAATGGCAATGAATGCAAAAAAAATAAGCACGAGTACAGGCTTAGACCAGTCTCTAAAAATCCAAACAACAAATGCGGAAGATGTCGACGGAGCAAACTCTCTTAAAAATGGTAGATGGCAAAGTACAGAATGGACAACTTATAACGGTTATTACAAGAATCACATATCAGTAAAGTCAGTTATCAATAAGTTGGGAATGTGGGCAGTTGGTAAGGGAGTTAAGGGATCAGAAGAAATTTTAGGAAAAATTATTGGATGGGGAAAAGATACGTTTAACGAAGTGATCGACAACCAAGTTAGAATCAAACACATCAACGGAGATTCTTATGCTGAGATAATCACAAAGAACGGAGAGCCGATCAAAGACAATGGCAGCAATTTAATAAATCTAAAACCTCTAAATCCTGGAAAGGTAATTCACAAAGTTAATTCTCAAGGTATGCTAACAGGTTATGGATATCTACAAAGTAGCGGGAAAGAGAAAGCATTGAGACTAGATCAAGTTTTTCATTTGAGTTTAAACCGAACTGCCGACGAGATTCACGGGACAGGAGACATAGCATCTCTTATCACATTCTTAGACAAGATAAAACAACTAGATGAAGATATGTCAGTAATGTTTCACAGGTTTGTAGTTCCATTAGTTATTTGGAGTTTAAACACTGACGATCCAACAGCAATAAATACCTTCAAGGTACAAGAGAAGTCAGCATGGAATACAGGAGAGAACTTAATAATCCCCGATAAAGCGGTTAGTTATGAATTGATGGAAGCCGGAAAGGGAGTTGGAAAGATCATAAACCCTATGGAGTGGAGAAACAAATGGACAGAGGAAGTTATCAAAGGTGGAGGAGTTCCAGCGTTAATCATGGCGATAGAAGCAGGTACAACAGAGGCAAGTTCTAAGATGGTTTATCTTGCATGGCAACAAGTTATAGAAAAAGAACAGAGAGACTTAGAAGCACAGATCAAAGCACAGTTAGGATTGGAAGTTAAATTCGCATTCCCAGCGAGAATAGAAGAGAACTTAGGAGAAGACGAAGGAAAGGACGGAGACATAAACACTACAAAAAAATCAGAAGTTCAAATCACAACAAATAAAATCAATCAATCTTCTGTGAAGAAACCTAAATAATGAGGGAGCAAAAAAAAGACCATAAACCAGTAATAGAGACTATGATCAATACAACTGCTCTAGTTCTCACATCACTGGGTGTTCAGCAAATTACACTAGGAAACCATACAGGGTACATATCTTTGATGGTTGGAATGAGTTTAGAGTTCTTTAAGTATTGGGGAAGGAAGGCAGAGTATTGGTAAAAATAATAGATAAGTTTATAAACTATGTATTCGTAGTATTGGCATGGTTGAAGAAAAAGAAACTAAGGAGAAGGTTGAAGAAGAGAAGAAAGTTGAGACTTCGGAGAGTGATCAAGAAAGCAAGGAGAAGACTTCAAAGACAAATGTTCTTGAGGAAGCTAAAAGACTTAATTCTGAGAAAGAAAAATTATTAGATCGTGAAGAAGCCTTACAAGATAGACGAGAGCAACTTCATGCTGAGAAAATGATCGGGGGAACTACTGATGCCGGACAGGAGACAGAGAAAAAAGAAGAAACTCCTAAAGAGTATGCAGAGAGAGTTATAGCGGGGGGATTCAATGGGGAAAATTAAAGAACCTAAAGATCTAGGAATTAAGATAGGAACTAAAGTTGAAGTATTTTGGACAAAAGTCAAAGACAATGTAGAAGCACAAATACTGGAGAACGAACAATCACTTTTCATTTTAAGGAATAATTTACAACTTGCTAACGAGAAAATAGCAGAAGAAGAGAAGAAACCGTGAAGTCTTAGTTCTTTCTTAGAATAGCCCATCAGAAAGCTCAGACTTCCGCACCTTTATGAAAACGCAACATTTAAATAGTAATTGTTCTAAGTTAATTTATGGCACTAGAATCAGAAATCGTTTACGAAACAGAAGTAGCAGTCCCTATGACTGTTGCAGACGGTGCAGGTATTGAAAAAGGTGCTATTCTAAAATTAACAGATCCTAATACAGCAGCAACTACAACCGGCGATACAGATGCTTGTGCAGGTATCGCTAAGACTGAGAAAATTGCTTCTGATGGTAAAACAAAGTTGGCAGTTTACAAGAGAGGAATCTTTAGAGGATTCGCTGGAGCTGCTGGAACTACAGCTGGAGCTGCTATTATTACAGATACAGCTACTGGAGCAGCAAATGAATTAGTTAATGCTGATGTTAATTCTGAAAATATTGTTGGTAGAGCTTTAGAAACAGCTACTGATGGACAATCATTTTTATTTGAACTAAATCCTTTCACAGCTAACTTAGCATAATGGCAGACGCAGTAGGACAGGCAGAGATCAGAGGAATTGATATAGACAAATTAGCTAAAGGTTTTGCTGATGAAGATTCTATTTTTAAGAGTTTAACAACTGTAAGTTCAACAAGTGCTAGAGAGATAAGGTGGTATCAAAAGACTGCCGGATTCTTAGATTCTACTGATACAAGTGGAATAACTGCTTCACAGATTGAAACTTCTGAGGGTTCAAGACCGGTTGTAGTAGGGCAGACATGGACTAGAAAAACAAGTTATGTTAAGAAATATTTTGTGGAAAGTGAGTGGATCACAGAAGAAGATATAAAAGACAGCGATCCGGATGTTCTAGGTACAAATATCAGAGATTTAGTTAGAGCTGTTGCAAACCAAGTAGATAAGAGAATATACAATATTATTACAGAAAACCAATCACCTTCAACAATAAACACAACAGCAGCTACTGGAAACGGATGGGATGACACTACTAACGGAAATCCAATACTAGACATTCTTAACGGACAACAGAAGATAAGATCATATAGTTATGATCCTGGAGAGGCGGTAGTCGTTATGAATAGCGTAGAACATAAGAACTTAGTAAATTATGTTATCACAGTTAAAGGTTCAAGTATTCCACAGTTTTCATCAGAGAAAGTTAGATCTGGACAAGTTATGGAAATCTTAGGAAACGCTGTAATTGTTTCAGAGAACGCTGTAACTGACAGTGTAGCACAATGGATTCCAAGTAGATCTGCAACATGGAAAGGGTTTATGGGGATGTCTACTGCTGTAAAGGTTGAAGAAGGAATTGGAAGAAAAATAAGAGTATGGGAAGAAGGCGAATGTTTACTTACTGATCCTAAATCTGTACACTTAATAACTGATACAGTCACTTAAAAATGACATTAGAAAATAGAAAAGCTCGTTACAAATTTTATATAGCTAATGGTGATACTAATAGAGCAGCAGATCTTGCGTCAAGGTATTCGGATGTTGTTGAAAAAGTGAAGAAAGTTGAAAAGAAATCTAAAAAAGAATAATCTTAAATAGTTCTTTAATCTAAATTATATATGGTAACGGTAGGAACTGGCGGCATTGGTACAAGATTTATAAGAACTGAGTATCCTGTCGAAGAAGGACTAGAAGCTGGAACTCAAAAGCAAGAAGGAAGAACATCTAATTTAGTTATTCAAGAAGGATCGACTGTATTGGAGAGTGATGAGGTAGAGTTCTAATGGGCGGCAAAGGAAGTGGGAGACTTAATATCACTAACAAACTCCTAAAAGATGCCACAGTGAAGAAGACTACACCTGTATCAAACGATGTAGTAGGGGGAGACTTTGTTATACCAAATCATTCAGGAGATAATAGTGCAGGAACAGTTCTAACAACACCTGTTAATAATACCGATATACCTAATAAAAAATATGTTGATGATGCTGTTGGCGTTGCTGGTTTGTGGGAGGTTGATGGTACTGAAACACAGCTTATAACAGCGGATGAAATAGATATGCAGACTAGGAAAATTATTAACTTAGTCGATCCAACACAAGACCAAGACGCAGCATCTAAGAAGTATGTTGATGACAATGCAACTTCCGTCGGAGGATCTAACACTCAATTACAATATAATAATTCAGGAAGCTTCGGAGGAATAGCAGAATTAACCTATGTGAGTGGACAAATAGTATTAACCACGACTGGAGATGATAATTCATCTATGATAATAACAGATCCCTTATCTAATAAACTATATCTCGGTGATGGTAATGCAGAGAATCCAACTGGTGAGGTATTAGGTATGTTTGTGGATGGTTCAATTAGTACAAACAGCACAGCAATAGGATGTAAGGACGAAACTTACAGCGTATTCTTAGCAAACAAGGAGGGAATAGATGCAAATACCACAGTATGTGGAGGTATAGTAGAAAGTAGTGTGGGAGAATACGTATCTTTCTTAGATAGTGATGCAACAGTAAATCTCCATGTTAAGACTACAAACACAGCAGTTAAGTTTGATGATGGAACGCACACAATATACTTTGCAGATGTGGGTGCTAGTTCAGGAGAATCAGTAGGGGCATATATGTCAAGAGGGGGAGACACAGTACAAATGTTGGATGGTACTAACGGACTGAAAACTAACGCACATATTAGAATACAGGCAGATTCTGAAAAATTATTTTTAGGTACAGGTGATGATGCAAGTGTTTATTATGATAATACAAACATGATAATTAATCCAAAAGAAGTGGGCAGTGGAGTAGTGAATGTTAAATGTGTAGATCCCGAAATAAGACTAGAAGATACTGGCAACTCTGAATATACAAGGGTAACAAAATCAGATACTACAAACAAGGCGATCAGATACAACAGATTGGTAAGGACAGACACAGGGCTTAGCGTATCCACAACAGGTAGCCCAGTAGAAACTACTGACGGAATATATACAGTTTTAACTTATAGCTCTAATGGTACTTTCGTTGTTGATTCGGGTTCTGCTGATGT